CCGTTGAATGGATCTAGGACCTTACCGCCTTTTGGAGTGACAAGTTTGATTAGATATTTCATTAGTTCAATAGGTTTGACTGTGGGGTGATTGTTGCCTGTATTAACAGTTTTATTATGACGCTTGCACCATTGCTCATAGGCATCTTTTAATGTATGTGCCTTAATGTAGCCATCTTCTGGCAACCAAAGATCTTTGCTGGGAAGATTGATATCTTGTTTATTTCCTAGGGCATCTAAATAATGTCCGCCCATATCTTCAATCATTTCTTTGTAAGTTTTTACGCCTTCTGCTCTGGCATCTAGACCAACAGCCATTCTTTCTCCATCTGGTCCATATGCTCCTTGAACATTGCCAAACATAGCGGGAGGGATTTCGTGTCCAATGTGTCGCTCTCTGCGGCTGACTTTGGGGCAGTAGAAATACTTTTGATAGTCTGGTATTTCACCGAGGACATTAGACGGGAAGCGTCCTCCTTCATTCCATTCAGCAGGTTGGCTTGGCATCATACCATTACCAAACTCGCCTTTTTGTTGTCTAATACCCTGTGCTGTGTTTGGATTACCCAATGGGCTTCCATCATATGGCACTCTTGCGGCATCAATATTAAGAGCACCAACTCCATACTTTTGGCAATTCTTGGCTATGCTGAGTTTGATAGGTTTGCGGGCTAATGCTATGGGTTCGTGTGCTGGCTTGAGTGCTGTGCCCCAACCCTGCCATTGCTGTGCTTCTGGATCTGTTGGCACTACTTCTTGAACATTATTATAATCTGCGTGAACAACTCTTTCTTTGCCCTGTGCTTCGCTTAAAGTATTATCATATAATCCTTTACGCATTGATGTATTCTTTTTAGTTTCTTTAACACCTAAACTACGCTGTATTGACTTACCAATGTCCTGTGATTTAGGAAAGCCACTTGAGTAGATCCACATTATTTGATCACGGATCTCAAAGCCTGCCTGTTCCAATGTTATGGCAAGGTGGTGATAAGTTCTGGCTGCTGAAAAGGCTAATATATGTCCTCCGGGCTTGAGCACTCTAAGGCATTCTTGATATGTTTCTAAAGCACCAGTGTTAGCGTCCCAGCTCTTACCCAAAAAGTCTATACCATATGGTGGGTCTGTGACAATACTGTCAAAGTGGTTGTCGGGGAATGTTTTTAATACGGCTCTGTTGTCGCCGTTTATGATTTGATATTTCATTTTGTCTCCTTGTAGCAAATATCGTTGTTGAGATTATTCTTTAATCTCGTCGTATTCTTCTTTGAGTTCTTCAAGTTGTTCTGCTGTGGGTTTTTCATCGTCATCGGTAAATGGTAATACCTTTGATCCATCTGTAGTCATACCATTGTCGCTCATGCCCAACATGTTTTTCGCTAAAAAGATTTGAACTGCGGCATTTAGATTAACACAGGCATTTTTCAACATGGCTCTGCGTAATGAAATCTTTAAGTTCTCACGGCCTTTTAACAAGTGATCGCTAAAGTTGTATCTCAGTGTGTTTTCATCTACGCCAAACCAATTGGCAATGTCTCTGTCGGTGCAGCCTAGACTGGCTAGATCTTCTACTTCTTCAGGTGGCACTACAACATTGTTGCGGCCTACTAACTTGCCTTCAACAATCTTTGATCCCCATTTACTGTCTGGCTTCGGTCCAGGTTTCATAGTGCATCCTTGAATAGTTTAAGTTGCTCATGCGTTAGAAACATTTCAAATCTGTTGTCAAATATACTTTGACTTAATATCTGTATATGCCATACTCCTGTGGCTTCTACCCATGTTTTCTTTACTCTTAAACGATAGTCTTCTGTGTTGATAACATCTGTAGTATCATCAGGGGCATATCCCCCATAAACTTGTATCTGTCCGTATCTTGCCATTATATATTTACTCCTTTAAAATATCTTTGTCACTGTGAACTCTGTGGTCATAAACTGTTCATTTAATTTCTTGGCTAGATTTTCCGCTGACTTCTTATGTGGAAAAGTTGTTGCACGATACTTGGGAAATTCTCCTCTGGAACTCCAATATCTTTGCCTAATGCTAAATGGCTGACCCTGATATACTATTAGATATAAACTACCCACACTGAGTATGTCAATGGCCAAGGTGTCATTGACCTGTGTAGTAGTCTTTACATCTGCCGCAGGTCTAGCCATTATATGTCCTTGAACTTAGCCGCATATTCGGGATACTTTAATATGAAAGCAAAAGCATCTTGGTCTTCTAGATCTGCCCACATGTATTGAAACTGCCAATCAATGCCTGTTTGAAATGGATGCTGGGCGTGCCAGTCGCGTAATGCTGAAGTCAATGCACCGTGATTATTTCCCTCGTATTCCATGGTCTGTGTTATACGCTTCATTGATCTTCTCCAAATATCTGCCATATATTTCTTTTATTATTGGGTTTGAGTTCAAAGTGATCGGGGTTGCAACAGGCTTGGTTCTTACACTTTAGTTTGACTTGATATGGTGTGACATCTTCATTGGTATGACTCATATACACTAATCTGCGACTCTGCGTCATTTGCTGAAAGCCATCTTTCCATGCTCCCATTAAAGCACCACTGGGACTCATTGCTCCCTGCCAGGGCCAACATTCATCGGTGTCCAAGCTGACTTTAATCTTTGACCATAATAGATCTTCATTCCAACCCCAAGAACCTATTTCTTTATAACCTGGCTTTTTATTATAATAGTGTCCTTGGTATGGCATTATTGTTGTTCCTTGATCATGGTAATCAGTTGTGGATTTTCACGCAGGCAATGTATCATCGCTGATGCCATTGTGTCCACTTGTTGTTCTGTGAGGCATTGATTCATGGTCATTTCCCAGACATGAAATATCTCGTGAAATATAGTTTGTAATCTAGGCCATCCTGTGAGATCTGGATCTATTACTATGGTATTTGTTCGGGGATCACATAGGCCAAAGCAATCCACTAGTTCTCTGGGTTCGGCATGTCTTATTGTCCATGTCTGCGACATAAAAGTTATTTGCATATCTTTGTTCCTTTTTAGTATTTACCTAGTTCGTCATTTATTGACTTACTTAAGGGATCTTACTAAGTCCTAAAGGACTTAAAACTCATCAATCACTACGCTCACGCTTCGTTCTTTGACTTCGTTTTGCGATAAGTTCTTTTTTATTTTTTATCTGTCAAAGGCAGATTATAGGTTTAATGGAACAAAACAATATTAGTTTGATGACTGTCGCAGTTGAGTCGTAGTAATGGCTAATAGCACGGAACTTAAAAAATTCAAGTGCTCAAAGTCATTTCCACTTCCTCAACGAAACTAACATTGTTTTGTCTCATCGTCCGTTCTTCACGGTTAGGAACTCAAGCAAGCAACATTTCTGCGGGAGACGGTTGTCTATATAACTCCCTGGATGATTAGTCCATGCCCTGGCCTTACCCATTGTTATCGTAAGTTGGAATGTCTTTAGAACATCCTGAGTCATTGGGGACTACTACTGCTTGAGGAACTTACGCAATGCTCAACCCTTTAGCCATTATATCGTGATTGAGATTTTACCGATTGCTTGTGGGATGGTTATACCCTGCCAGAATTTATGTGCCTGAATTTAATTTGCCTATATCTTTACTTAGTATCGTTATATATTTTTTTAACTGTATCTTTGTAATTTTCGTATTTTTCTTTACCATGATTAACACCAATGCGTTTGATGTCATGATGTTGTAATCGTTTAGCTCTGCTAATACTGTCATTGATTGTTTTCAAATTGACTTCGGTTAAACTTTTACGATTTTGGATAACTCGCTTTTCAATATTTGCTAATTTAGCCATGTCACTGGGATCAAAATAATCCCAGATTGCTAACTTTCTAATATCTTGGAAAAACTTTACATCGTCGGGTGTGGGATGACTCAATAATAATTCTTCTGTTAAATTACTTTTGAACAACCAATCTTTAACACGAAGTTTATGCTGTTTGGTTTTCTTGTCATCTGTTTTGGTTATGTGCCAAACTGTGCCCAAACTACCTTGTGGGCGTGACTCAGCGGCTTTACGCCACGCAGGATCTTGAAATCTTGTCCATACATTATTCATCACAGAATACCCATCTATCTGCATCACAGACTACCTTATCATTTTCTATACAATATTGATCCATGGCTCTGTATAGTTCTGCTAACAGATAGTATTCCCAATCAGTGTTATATTCATCTGTTGTGGGATGATTCATTTCCATGGCCAAATTTATCATAGTGTCTATTAAATCTTGTTTAGTAATCATTCTAACACCTCTGCTAATCTATCTATAATTTCCTGTTTATCTTCTGTGGTATAAACTATTTTTGGCTTGCTGTCTGCGTTGATCAGTGGTTCGCTGACATTCCAGTGCTTGACCCAACGAGTTGCGATCTCACCATCTTGGGTTTTGTATTTTAAGTTGTCTACTATGATACCGAAGTTTTGGTCCTGTAAGTCTATAATGTCCCGCCAGAACTTATAGTTTTTATTACTGGGATCTATGTAGGTATGCACTATCTCGCCCTGTGCGTTGGCCATGGTGATCACTGTCATAGTGCCACCGTATTTTGATTCTTGTTCGTAGCTTTGTAGAACTACGAAAGGTCCTCGTGCTTGTTTAACTGTCATTTTATTTCCTTTATATAAGAGGGATTTGCCTTCCTCATTGTATTTATATTATACACTCATTTTCCCCGGTTTACAACCTTATTTTAGCCAAAAGAAAAGCCCTTTCGGGCTTTTCCGGACTGGACATTGCATCCCATCCTATGTTAGAAGCTAGGCTCGTTTAACACACTTTGGCAAATACAATAAAGGAATAATTTGCTTCTAACAATAATATTTAGCTAGATATTCTTATTCTATCTATGAAATAAGAAAACCCCGAACCTTTTGGGTCCAGGGCCTCCAATCAGGATAAAACCGGCAAACGGCCAAGCAAACCGGCATAATTATTTAGCCATAAAAAATACCCCCTATGTTGCCATAGAGGGTATAAACACAATATACTTTGAATCACGACGGGTTAATTAAAAATTAAAGCCCATCGTTTTGATCCATATCCTCTGGATACGAATCTAGGACTAACCCTCTGGGTTGGCCCACGACTTTGATGAATCTCTCATCGCCGTCAAAGTATTTACGCTGTAGATTCTCATAATAACCTAGCTGATATAATCTTTCTTCTGTGGTTAGATTACCATCTTTACTTTTAGGATGAAATTTCTCTCGTTGTAATTCTGTTCTTTTTGGTCGTATGGGTCTAGCTTTATCGCATCTCCAAACAGCCTCGGGTTGTATTTTTAGTATTTCTTGATTAAACAATATTGTCTGCAATCGTTCTTCGGCGACATATAAACTCATCCAACCTTGCAAGGGCTTGCGTTTAACTATTTGATTGACCTTATACCAACATTGATACCTTATAAATTTAAGATCGTAGGGCTTTGTATCAAAGATAGCAAAGTTATAGTTGTCAGGTTCTACGCCTGTGCATAATGATAAATCTACAGGCAGAGACCACTGCATGTGGCGAACCACAGGAATTCTTGGATCTGTCAAGTGCGGGCATTTATTGTTAATATACTGCCAATATAGGGTATTGTGCTTGGGCATATCCATATTTAGACATGCCTGTCAATTTATTTGACAATCAAGTATCCAATAAATCCTAGCACAGCAGTTATGATAGTGCCGAATGTAGCAATTACTTGAACTTGCTTGCTGGAATTTTGACGCTCCAATATGACCTTAATTTCTGCGAATCCCTGATTAGTCTGTGTCTTAAGACTAGATACCTGATCCTCAATCTTAGTGAGCCTTGCTTCAACATTATCCAGCCTTTCTTCCAGTGCTTGATAGCGTAGTTCGCATAACTGGATATGACCCTTGAGTGTGGTTTCTTTGAAGTTATCCATATTACTTTTTCTTTTTTGCTCGCTGTTCGCTGAGGCGTATTGCCACACCCTGCTTTTCTGCACGGGCCTTACCACCAGGCCCAGGGTAGTATTTTCCTGTTGTTCCATACTGATATCCTTTTCCGCCCCTAGGGCCTGTGACTCGTCTTACTGGCATATTAGACCTCAACGCTTCTTTGGCGGCTTCTTGCCCTTGTTGGTCTTAGTTCTCATTCCGCGTTCTGGTAAATCTCGTCTTTGCATAGTTTTCTCCTTTTAAGCACCTACTGGCACTATTGTTAGTGTAGCACTGGGTTGTGCTGGCATGGCAAATGGGCTTGTTTGTGCGGCTTCATACTCAAGGCTGATACCTGATATATTATCTACAGCAAAACGAACTTCAATGTAATCATTGGCTGCGATGTTTTCCAACAACCATAGTTTGCTGATAAGTTGGTAAGCATC